AGGGATACGAACGCTGTGATAGAGTCTATCTTCCGAGCCGCACAGGATGATGATCACAAGAACCAATCTGCTGCGTGGAAGCTCATAGTAGACAGAATCCTGCCTATCAGCTCGTTTGATAAAGACAAGCTAGGGGGTAAGCCTACGGTCCATATAACTATCTCAGGGGTTATGGATGCTCCTGCTATTGAAGGAGAGGTCATAGAAGATGGCGAATATACAGAACCTGATTGATCTGCTTATGAAGCACGAGGGCGTGAGGAACAAGCCTTACGAAGACACTGTGGGCGTACTAACCATAGGCGTAGGCCGTAACTTAGACGATATCGGGTTATCTATTGATGAAATTCACTACTTGCTCAAGAATGACATTAAACGATGCAGGCATGAGCTGTCAGGAGCTTTTGAGTGGTTTTTAGACTTAGACCCTGTACGACAAGATGCTATGATGGATATGTGCTTCAACCTTGGCATAACTAGACTTCGCGGTTTTAATAATGCTTTATCCGCCATGGAGTATGGTGACTACGACGAAGCAGCAATAGAGTTCCTAGACTCCCTTTGGGCAGATCAGGTGGGACAAAGAGCTATAACCCTAACCAATATGATACGAACTGGAGAATACGATGCCTAATGTAAACGGAAAGAAATACCCCTACACCCCTGCGGGAATGACAGCAGCTAAGAAAGCCAAGAAGAAGATGGCAACCAAAGCCCCTGCCCGTACTATTCGTGCTACTCGGAAGAAGTAACATGGGACTCTACAGTAACATCAACGCAAAGAAAAAGCGGATTGCAGCAGGTAGCGGCGAGACTATGAGAAAGGTCGGCAGTAAAGGCGCGCCTACAGCAAAAGCATTCAAGCAAGCTAAGAAGACAGCCAAGAAAAAATGAACCTAGATATAAGCCTTCTTGAGTGGCAGAAAGAAGTTTGGAACGACCCTACGCGTTTCAAAGTAGTTGCTGCGGGTCGTAGGACGGGCAAGTCTCGTCTTGCGGCTTATCTTTTGATAGTCAATGCTTTGAAGTCAGATCAGGGTCAGGTGTTCTATGTAGCCCCTACTCAGGGTCAGGCGCGGGATATTATGTGGAATCTCCTCTTGGAGATAGGCCGTCCCGTCATAGAGAACTCCCATGTCAATAACATGCAGGTAAGACTTGTCAATGGGACAACTATCAGCTTGAAGGGCGCTGATAGACCTGAGACAATGCGCGGCGTAAGTCTCAAGTTTCTTGTCTTGGATGAATACGCAGACATGAAGCCCGATGTATGGGAGCTAATACTACGACCTGCGTTGACAGACTTGAAAGGCGATGCCTTATTTATCGGGACACCAATGGGTAGAAATCATTTCTATGAACTCTACAAGCAAGCCAGTTTAGGCGAAGACCCCACCTATAAAGCATGGCACTACACAAGCTACGACAATGACTTACTAGACAAAGAAGAGATCGATGCAGCCAAGCAATCCATGTCATCCTTCGCGTTTCGTCAGGAGTTTATGGCGTCTTTTGAAGCGCGCGGCTCTGAGATGTTTAAAGAAGAGTGGGTTAGGTTCGATGACGAAGAGCCTGATACTGGGGATTACTACGTTGCAATTGACCTCGCGGGCTTTGAAGAGGTAGGAAAAGCTAAATCTAAAAACAAAAAGCTTGACAATACTGCTATAGCCGTGGTAAAAGTGGGCGAATATGGATGGTGGGTCAAGGATATTATCTGTGGTAGGTGGGAATTAAACGCCACTGCGGAGAAGATATTCCAGATAGTTAGAGACTATCAGCCCATATCAGTCGGCATTGAGAAAGGAATTGCCCGACAGGCTGTGATGTCGCCACTGACTGACCTGATGAAAAAGTACCAGAACTTCTTTCGCGTTGAGGAGCTTACTCACGGGAACAAAAAGAAAACTGACAGGGTAATGTGGGCGTTACAGGGTAGATTTGAGAACGGAATCTGCAACCTCAACAAAGGTGAGTGGAACATCCAATTTATGGATGAAATCTTCCAATTCCCTGATGTCCTAACCCACGATGACATGGTAGACGCTTTAGCCTATGTAGACCAACTGGCTAAGGTGTCTTACTCATACGACTTTGAAATAGATGAGTTTGACGTAATCGACTCAGTAGCGGGATATTAAGATGCTCGAATCAAACGAAGATCAGTTTGGCATAGAAGAGACTCTTGAGTCTTGGGTAATGGAGAAATGCCGCGCTTGGCGTGACCATTACGATACTAACTACGAGAAGAAGTTTGATGAATACTACCGTCTGTGGCGTGGCATCTACTCTAGCGAAGATCGTAACCGCGAGTCTGAACGATCACAAATAATATCCCCTGCCCTTCAACAGGCCGTAGAGTCATCAGTCGCAGAGATTGAAGAAGCTACATTTGGTCGTGGCAGGTTCTTTGATATGAAGGACGACATCTCTGACCAAGAGAACCAAGACGTAGTCTACCTTCGCGAAAAGCTCTTGGAAGACTTCAAGGCTAACAAGATTCGCAAGGGTGTGGCTGAGTGTTTAATCAACGCAGCCGTTTTTGGTACAGGGATTGCCGAGATTGTCCTAGAAGAAGTCAAAGAAATGAAACCTGCGACCCAACCGATCATGGAAGGGCAGTTACAAGCAGTGGGTGTAAACATCTCAGACCGGACAGTCGTGAAGTTACGACCTGTTTTACCTCAAAACTTCTTGATTGACCCTGTTGCTGTGGATGTAGACAGCGCATCTGGTGTGGCAATTGATGAATTTGTCTCACCACACGCTATAGAACAACTACAAGAGAAGGGGGTATACAAGAATGTACCCTTTAACTTCGCGTATCCTGACACAGACTTAGATCCTGACCACGAACTTACCACGCAGCCGACCGATAAGACTCGTCTAACCAAGTATTACGGACTTGTCCCGCGATACTTACTGGAAAATGACGAAGAGTATGAGGAGGTTGAACAGCTTACAGACGCCGAAGAAGAGACTGACTTCTATGTTGAGGCGATTGTTGTAATAGCTAACGGTGGTACTCTGCTAAAAGCGGAGAAGAACCCGTACATGATGCAAGACCGCCCTATTGTGGCGTTCCCTTGGGATATCGTACCTTCTAGGTTTTGGGGTCGTGGTGTATGTGAGAAGGGTTACAACTCACAGAAAGCATTAGACGCAGAATTGCGAGCTAGGATTGATGCACTCGCGCTAACAGTCCACCCAATGATGGCGATGGACGCAACTCGTCTACCTCGCGGGGCAAAGCCTGAAGTAAGACCGGGTAAAATCATTCTTACCAATGGTAATCCTTCTGAAGTCTTACAACCATTTAACTTTGGTCAAGTTTCTCAGATCACCTTCGCGCAAGCAGGTGAGCTACAGCGAATGGTGCAGACAGCTACAGGCGCAATAGACTCTGTTGGTGTTGGTGGCTCAATCAATGGCGAAGCCACGGCAGCAGGAATCTCAATGTCCCTTGGTGCTGTGATCAAGCGTCATAAAAGGACGCTGATTAACTTCCAAGAATCATTCTTGATACCATTTGTTACCAAGGCTGCACACAGATACATGCAGTTTGAGCCTGAGTTATATCCGGTATCGGATTATAAGTTTGAGGTTACTTCTTCTCTTGGCATTATCGCCAGAGAGTACGAGGTTACGCAGTTGGTTCAGCTTCTACAGACCATGTCTCCTGAGTCTCCGCTTTATCCTGCGTTGATTCAATCTATCATAGACAATATGAACCTCAGCAACCGCGAGCAGTTAATACAGACTCTACAAGAAGCAGGTCAGCCTTCACCTGAGCAGCAGCAAGCACAACAAGCTGCACAACAAGCACAGATGGAGTTCCAACAGTCTCAGACTAACGCATTGAATGGACAAGGCGCTGAGTCTCAAGCACGAGCTGCCAAGATTGCAGCAGAGACTAAAGCAATACCTGTTGAGCTAGAGATCGATCAGATTAAAGCTGTAACATCTAACCTCGCGGCAGGTAATGCAGACGACAAAGAGTTTGAACGTAGACTCAAAGTTGCTGACGCTGCGCTCAAAGAGAAGAGACTAAACCTTGATACAGTTAAGGCCATGCCGCAATGATTACCAAACGAGAACTAGAGGACGTAGTTACACAGGTAAACGTAGTCCTAGAGCAGATGGACAAGCGGCTGCAGTCTTTAGAAAAGCAACACGAAATCCTTCTTCACGAAGTCAAGGGATTTGTCAAAGCAAAGCCGAAGGCTAAGAAGAATGGATAAAGAAACCGAAAAATATTATGACGACCGTGCGGATATGTTTTTAACGCAGGGTTGGAAGGATTTTATAGAAGAGCTTCGTGCCAACGCTCTTCAGATTAATTCCGTAGAGTATACGAAAGATGTAAATGATTTGTTCTTTCGTAAAGGTCAGCTCAGTGTACTGGCTGACATACTCAACCTAGAATCTGCAATGAACCATGTACAAGAGGATAGCAGTGATGTTGATAATCTTTGATTTCCAATGCGAGCAAGGCCATGTCCATGAGGCAATGGTTAATCGCAACAAGGTTGTTGAGGGTTATACGCGTGACTGTCCTGAGTGCGGTGGTTCTAGTAGTAAGATGATCTCACCTGTTAAGTCGGTACTCGACCCCATATCCGGTTCCTATCCGGGGGCTACTATGAAATGGGCTAAGGATAGACAGGCGAAGATTAAACACGAACGCAAGGTAGCCGAATCATAAGTCCTTCGGGGTAGCTTAGAATTGGTCTTGTCTCCATAGGAGTTTAATAGTGGCACAACTTATTGACGAAGTGACGAACGAGGTAGATGAAAACACACAACAGGAAGCGGTCTCAAAAGAGGTAGCCGTAGCTCCACCACAGGATGACACCCCAGAGCATTATCGAGGGAAAACTCCTTCCGAGTTGATCAAGATGCACCAAGAGGCAGAGTCTCGCATCGGTCAGCAAGGGCAAGAGGTGGGGCAGCTAAGAAAAGTTGTAGATGATTTCATTCTTAATCAGACCAAAGTCAACGAACCGGAACAGGCTGAGGAAATAGATTTCTTTGCTGAACCTGACAAAGCTGTTGATAGCAAAATTGCAAACCATCCAACCATTAAACAGTTGGAGCAATTGGGCAATCAAATGAAACAAAATCAGACGCTCTCGGCTTTACAGCAGAAGCATCCTGACATTAAAGAGATTGCTATGGATGCCAACTTTCAGAAGTGGGTTGTTGGTAGCAACATTCGTTCAGAGTTATACGAGCGAGCAAACAACAAGTACGACTATGACGCAGCAGATGAATTGTTTTCTAGTTGGAAATCAACTCAAAATGTTGCACAACAGGCTGTAAGTGTTGAGCGCAAAGAACGTAAACAAGCTTTGAACGCAGCTTCAACGGGTGGTGCTAATGGGAGTTCAGAAGCACCAAGCAGAAAAATCTATAGACGAAGCGACATTATTGAACTAATGCGAACCAACCCGCAGCGCTATCAATCTATGTCTGATGAGATATACAAGGCGTATCAGGAAGGTCGCGTAAAAAGCTAACCTTTGAGAGATTATTATGACTGATTCAACTTATCCAAATATGGGTGGAGCGGTAACTAATACTACTGCTGCCACATTTATTCCAGAAATCTGGAGTGACGAGATTCGCGCTGCTTATGAGAAGAACCTCATCCTCGCGAAACTAGTAAAGAAAATGAGCATGACAGGGAAGAAGGGTGACATCATCCATATTCCTGCTCCTATTCGCGGCGACGCTCACGTTAAAGCATCAGCAACGGCCGTTACTATTCAGAACAACACAGAGGGCGAAGTGCAAGTCGCGCTAGACAAGCACTACGAATACTCACGCATCATTGAAGATATTACGGAAGTACAAGCTTTGTCTTCGCTCCGTAACTTCTACACTTCTGATGCGGGTTATGCTCTGTCACGTCAGGTTGATACAGACCTGATGGATCTGGGTAAGTCTTTTGGTACTGGTAACGGTACTGCTTGGACTAACACTGCTGCTGCATTCTTCTGTGATTCCTCTACTGGCCTCACTGCTTATGCTGATGACACTGTTACTACTGCTGACGTTTTCACTGATGCTTGTTTCCGTGATCTGATTCAGAAGCAAGACGATGCTGACGTTCCTATGGATAACCGTGCATTTGTTATCCCGCCCTCACTGCGTAATGCAATCATGGGTGTTGACCGTTATGTGTCTTCTGACTTTGTTAGCGGCGAGCCTGTTCAAAATGGCAAGATCGGTAACCTGTATGGTATTGATGTATTCATCTCTACTAACTGCCCTATCACTGAGACTGCTGCGCAGAACTCAGCAGGTGGACAGATTCGTGCAGCAATGCTCGTGCATAAAGATACTATGATCTTAGCAGAGCAAGTTGGTGTTCGTTCACAGACTCAGTACAAGCAGGAGTTCCTCGGAACACTGTATACTGCTGATACTCTGTACGGTGTCAAGACTTACCGTCCTGACAGCGGCTTCATCATGGCTGTTAACGGCTAATGGAGATGGGGGTGGGGAAACCTGCCCCCTTATCTTATGCGTAATAAAGACCCAAAATTAACCAAGCTCGGATTAAGTGGGTATAATCAACCCAAAAAAACCCCTAACCATCCCACTAAAAGCCATGTTGTATTGGCTAAAGTCGGTGATCAAGTCAAGACTGTCCGATTTGGACAGCAGGGTGTAACGGGCGCAGGGAGTAATCCCAAGACTGCCAAAGACAAAGCGCGAAAGAAATCATACTACGCTAGGCATAACGCTCAAGACTCAAGCCCATCCAAACTATCAGCTCGCTATTGGTCGCATAAGACCAAGTGGTAACTACAGGAATTTAACATGGCAACGATAGTAACCAAGAACAGCTCAACCGCTTCAGCCGTCCCAACCACGAGTGACTTGGTTCAGGGCGAACTCGCTGTCAACGTCACAGACAAGCGCATCTTCACAGAGAATGCGTCTACACAGATTGTAGAGTTGGGTACTAATCCTTCTACTGTCACAACCACTACCGCGACTGTATCCGGCACTCTAACCGCGAATGGCACGTTTGCTTCTAGCAACGCAGTTATTACAGGCGGCACAATCAACTCTACGCCCATTGGTGCAGTTACCCCATCAACAGTAAGGGGTAGCACAGTAACGGCTACCACGGGCTTTGTAGGTGGTCTGACAGGCAATGTAGTAGGTAATGTCACAGGTAACGTTACTGGTAACATTACAGGCGTTGTTACAGGTAATGTAACTGGCAACGTAACAGGTGATGTCACTGGTAATATAACTGCATCATCAGGGACTTCTACGTTCACTAACGTCACTATTAATGGTGGCTTAGACATGAATGCGGGAACATCCGCAACCATCACCAACCTCGCGTCTCCGACTAACACCAATGACGCAGCTACCAAAGGTTATGTAGATACAGCAG